GGCCATCGAGCTCACCATGGACATGCCCGCCTGGGGCACATACGGCACCTGATCGGAGACCGCCATGCCAAAGTTTGTCGCCTACTATCGAGTTTCCACCGACCGCCAGGGCCAGTCAGGCCTTGGCCTCGAGGCCCAGCGCGAAGCTGTGGCCCGTCACATTGGCCAGTCTGATCTGGTGGCTGAGTTCACCGAGGTAGAGTCCGGCCGCAAAAACGACCGCATCCAGCTGGCTCATGCCTTGAGCCTGGCCAAGCGTACAAAAGCAATTCTTGTGATTGCCAAGCTCGACCGCCTCGCTCGCAATGTCCACTTCATCAGCGGGCTGCTGGAGTCTGGCGTGCCATTTGTGTGCGCCGACATGCCCGAGGCCGACCGCACCTTCCTGCAGATGATGGCCGTGTTCGCTGAGTGGGAAGCCCGCAAAATCAGCGAGCGCACCAAAGCAGCACTGGCACAGGTCAAAGCGCAAGGCCGCACATTAGGCAGCCCCACGCCTGAGATCGGCAGTGCCGAGGGCGTGCGTGTGATCAAGGCCAAGGCCGACGCATACGCAGAGCGCGTTGGGCCTGTCATCCGAGACATCATGAAACGCAGTGGTGCCAGCACGCTGCGCGACATAGCAGAGGTACTGACCGCAAGGGCCATCGAAACCCCTCGTGGCAATACACAGTGGCACGCCAGCCAGGTGGCCAACCTTTTGAAACGAATCTAACCAGGAGAAGACCATGCACAAAGTCCCACCATACAACACCGGCAAAGTGCTGATCGGGGTTCACTACCAGCCCCGTCCCAAGTACCAGACCAGCGTCCTCGAAGACCGGCTGCAGGCCGCCCTGCTGGCCAAGCGCAAAGGTCACCAGGCACGCAGCGACCGCTGGTTCCTGTGGGCCCTGCTGGTCATCGCGGCCATCGGCCTGCCCATCGTCGTCGCCACTGCCTGACGTATTGCCATGCAGCAAGTCGACGTTGGTCGGGCGTTCCGCGACGCCCAGCTTGACCTGTTTCAGGTCAGGGACGCTGTGTTCCTGGAGCACTGCCGAGCACTAGCCGTGCTGGTGGCCAAGGAGCAGGGGAAGGTGAGCATCAACGACATCCGGGCCCGGGTGCAGATGCCTGCCCACATGCACCCGTCCGTCCTGGGCGCGGTGTTCAAGTCAAAAAAATTTCAAGCCATCGGGTACACCGAGGCAACCCATCCCCAGGCGCACGCCCGCGTCGTCCGGGTCTACCAACTGACCGACATCAAGGAGAAAGAAGATGGTCAATAAAGTCACGCCCGACACGATGCTGTCGGCCTCCCGCCTGCCCGCGGTTATGGGCATGAGCAGGTACCAGACGCCCAACGACGAGCTCGAGTACAGCATCCGTGCTGCCCGTGGCGAGGAGCGGCCCGACATCGGCAACGAATCCATGGACTGGGGCAACCAGCTGGAGCCCCTGATCCTGCGCGAGACCGCCAAGCGGCTGGAGCTCACCGACCTAGACTTCGAGCACGACACCGCCTACTTCCACGACGCTATGCCCCTGTGCTGCAGCCTGGACGGCAGCGCCATGGGCCGTGGCCAGGTCATGGTGACAGACCCCGACGCCGGGATCTACGTCATCGGCCAGGACAGCATCGCGCTGGATGGCCTGGGCGTGATCGAGGCCAAGCTCACGGCCATGGAGCCCGAGGATGTGCCGCCCCTGTGGCGCGGCCCCATCCAGCTGCAGGCCCAGATGGACATCATGAAGGTGAAGTGGGGGGCCATCGCCACCCTGTACAAGGGCACCCAGCTGCGGATCTTCCTGTTCGCCCCGCACCAGGCCACCGTCGACCGCATCGCGCAGGTAACCACCGACTTCCAGGCGCGGCTGGACAAGTGGAAGACCACGGGCGAGGTGGACTACTACCCGCCGGCCGATGGCGAGCGCTGGCCAGACAGCCGTGGCCAGTACCCCATCGAGGAGGTGGTGGTGGATCTGCCGCCCGAGGCAGAGCAGTGGGCAGGCGTGGTGCTGCAGGCCAAGGCCGACATCAAGGCGGCCGAGTCGGCCATGGCTGACGCCGAGGAGAAGCTCAAGAAGATGCTGGACAAGGCCGAGAAGGGCCGCGCTGGCAACGTCACCATCAGCTGGCCGACCCGCTCCTACAAGGCGCAGCCCGCGAAGATGGTGCCCGCCAAGGAGGCGTACACCGTGCGCCAGTCCACTCTGACGATCAAGGAGAAGAACTGATGGGCTGGATCATTGGCATCACCTGTTTGCTGGCGTGGCTGACCCACATCTTCTACTGCTTCGGCACCGCGTCCTGGCTGCTGCTGCTGGCCGGCGCGATCATGTTCCCCATCGGCATCTTCCACGGCGTTTACGTCTGGTTCACCTGAGAGCCGACCATGAAGATCGACATGCTCGACATGGACAGCCTCACGGCCGCGCACAAGCGTGCAGTGGACGCCGTCCGATTCAACATCCCCAAGTGCTCGGAGCAGGACGCAGACGAGATCGTCACCGCCATCGTCGCCCTGGTCTTCGAGACCCTCAAGCAATACCTCCCAGGAGAAGACACATGCAACTGACCACCACCACCCGCCAGGGCTTTGCGCCCGCCACCATCACCGAGGCCATGGAGTTCAGCAAGATGCTGGCCGAGTCCAGCATGGTTCCCCGCGCCTACCAGGGCAAGCCGCAGGACATCATGGTCTGCGTGCAGTGGGGCTACGAGCTCGGCCTGGCACCCATGCAGGCCCTGCAGAACATCGCCGTGATCAACGGCAAGCCGTCCGTGTACGGCGACGCCATGATGGCGCTGGTGCAGGCCAGCCCCGTGTGCGAGGGCATCGACGAGTACATCGAGGGCGAGGGCACGACCAACCTCACTGCGGTCTGCGTGGCCAAGCGCAAGGGCCGCAACCCGGTGATCGCCCGGTTCTCAATTGATGACGCCAAGCGGGCAGGGCTGTGGGGCAAGCAGGGCCCCTGGCAGGCGTACCCCAAGCGCATGCTGCAGATGCGGGCCCGGGGCTTTGCCCTGCGCGACGCCTTCCCCGATGTGCTCAAGGGTCTGATCACCGCCGAGGAGGCCCAGGATTACCCCTCAGAGGCCGCGCCGCGCCCGGCCCGGGACATCACCCCTCGCAACCCGCTCGACGCGCTGCAGGCCCCGCCTGCGATCCCTGAGCGCACGTCTGACCCGGTGGTGATCGCCCAGGCCATGGAGGACACGGTCGACGCGGTCAATGCCGAGGTGGCCACGGTGGTGGCCGAGGCCCAGGCCGCCGGCTTCGAGGTGGTCGACATCCCCGAGGTGGTGGTCGAGCGCGAGCCAGGCCAGGACGACGAGGAGGTGGGCCAGGTGGCCGTGCCGGTCGGGTACCAGCTGCTGGTGCCGGGCAAGGACGAGCCGGTCAGCGTGCATCCCACCCTCGAGGAGTGGGCCGTGGCCTACGAGGCGCTGGCCGACAAGGTGGCCAAGGCGGGCAAGGTGGCAGCGCGTGAGCGCATGACCAAACTGCGCGAGCTCAAGGAGGCCAACAACGACACGCTGCAGCGGATCGACACGATCAAGCGCGTGCAGCACACGGCGGCCTACAGCAAGCGCCTGGCGGCGCTCGGCGCGGCGCAGTAGGTCAGGCCCGGCAGATGTTCAGGCAGGCGTTGTACCGCGCCTGTCGGTCTGCCAGCCCGATGGTGCCGCCGTTGATCTTCTTGGTCAGGCCCACGAAGTCGTCGGCGTCAGCCAGTGGCCCGCACTTGTTGACCGACCAGAACCAGGCGGCCGACAGTGCCGCGCCCTCGGGCTGCAGCAGCAGGTCGGGGTTGCCCACCAGGTCGAGGCCCAGGGCCTGGCCGCAGCGGGTGTAGTTGTCCTTGCCGGTCAGCTGCTTCAAGCCCCGGCCCCGGTACTTCCAGCCCTCGCCTGACTCGGTCGGCCCGTTGCCCATGCGGCTGGCGTACACCACGTTGGCGATGGCCTCGGGCTTGCGCTCCAGCGCCAGCGCGAACTTGTTGGGGATCAGCGCACCCTTGGCGTCCCGCTTGGGCTTGCCGTCAGGGCCAGCCTCCGCGAACCGCTTGGGCCAGCACACGGCCATGGTGGCCGCCCTGTAGTTGAGGTTCTCCACCAGCATGGTGTAGCCGCCCGACTCATGCGCGGTCTGCGCCAGCCAGGCTGCCACCTGGCGCTCGGACTCGATACCAAACCGGGCCAATGCTTTCTGGACATGCGGAAGCCAGCGCTCAGCCACGTCGCGCTTGATCCCGGCGGCCGTCAGTTGGTCGATGCCCGGCGTCATTTCTTGTCGTCCTTCATGCGGCTGCCCTGGCTGCTGCCCAGCAGGAAGGCGAACATGCTGGTGACGATGGTGCCCATGACGTAGCCCAGGATGGTGTCGGCGTACCGGGTGCCCGACTCAGGGATCTGCACCCAGATCAGGGACGGGATGAAGCCCACCGCGAACAGCGACCAGAAGGCGATGAAGATGTAGACGAACCGGCGCACCAGTGGGTCGTCGGACTTCATGGCCTGCATCTGCATGTCGGTCGCACGCTGGCGTGACTTCTCGTCGAGCTCGGCCATGAACTCCTCATGCTTCATGGCCTCGGCCTTGAGCTTGTCGTTGTACTCAGGCGTGGCCTGGCCCTCGGGCTTGAGCTCGATGCCCAGCTTGTCCTGCACGGCGTCCACGCCTTTCTCGATCACGGCATCAGCGACCTTGTGCATGCCGTTGCTGATCAGGTTGGACACGATGGATGCGACGAATGGCAGCATGTCAGGACTCCTTTTTCTCTTCAGCCTTGGGCGGCTCTTCCTTGGGTGGCAGGATCTCCTTGATGGCGTCCTTGCCCTTGATGGCCAGCAGCGTGCCAAGCGATCCGAGGATGTACTTGCTCATGTCCGACAGCAGGAAGAAGAACTGCTTGTCGGCCGGCGCGATGCCGCTCATGGGCTGGGTCACGAAGACCAGGCTGTACATGGACAGGATGACCATGGCCATGATGGTCACGCAAAAGCTCACCGCAATGGTGAGCTTGATCTTGGCCTCGACGTGTTCTGTGTTCCAGGTCATCGCACTTCTCCTTTGATGTCTTCAGGCTTGAGCAGCTGATCGGGGCAGGTCTGGGTGATCGCGCACATGGGGCGCTGGCACTCTTCCTTGCTCCAGTTGTTTTTGTCCATGCATGGGTAGCGGAAGCGATCCTGGCACCCGGCCATCCCAAGCAACACCAGAATGGCGGCTGCAGTTCTGTTCATGTTCACAATCCAATCTTGCTCAACAACAGGGCCACGATCTTGTCCGCAAGCTCGCGGGGCAAGTAGGGCAGCATGCCGACCAGCCAATACAGGCACGCGATGTAGCAGCTGATCTTGATCCACTTGTCGAAGCCATCTCTGACTTGCTTCCATGGGTCTTTCTCACCGGCCACATTTGGCACCCTTGCAGTATTCGGCCACCTCCATGACACCCCACAAAACCACGATGCCGACCACCGTCACGATGGCAAAGGCCAGCAGGTACTCGTTGATCTCCTGCTGCCTGCGCTTGGCGTTGCGGATGCGTGTGCGCTCGCGGTCGGCCTCGAGCCGATCCTCTTGATCCATCTCGGCCACGCGCCGCTGGATGTTGTTCCAGATGTCCATGTTGTTGGACGAGAAGAACAGCCCCTTGAGTTGCTCCTCGAAATCTCGCTGGCTCTTGAGCGCGAGCTCGATCTCGATGGCCTTGCCCATGTTGGAGCCGCCTTGCTTCTTGGCCTCGCGTGCTGCCTTGGTGGCCGCGTGCTTGGCGTCAAAGTATTTCCCGATCAGCGGGCCAAGGCTGGCCACGTCATCCACCGCAGCCGATGCCTTCTTGATCATCTTGACCGCAGACTGAACTGCGGCAAAGGCGGTGATCGGGTCAACCATGACTTACCCCTTCCAGTGACTGGCCAACCAGGACAGGGCAGCGCCCAGCGCAGACGCGATGGCCATGCCAGCCCACAGCCCGCCCTTGCTCTTGTTGGCGAGCTCAAGCAGCTGCTCGATCTGGCCTTCCATCTTGTCGATCTTCTTGTCCATGTCCTGCACGCGCTGCCACATGGCGCCGTACTTGATTGGATCGATCTCTCCAGGCTCCATCAGTCATTCCCTCCTGATGGTTGCTGTACCTCCGCAGGCTGCGGCGTGTTGCCGCCTGCAATCCAGGCCAGGTATTCCTGATAGTCGGTGTTGGCGGGGTCGAAGGGGATGCTCCACCCGTCCGAGCGCAAAACTCCTACAGGTTCGCGTTTTGCATTCACAACAATGGTGTAAATCATTTTCACAGCTCCGCGCTGAACGCTACGTTGGTCACTTGACCGTTACCGTTACCGTCCGTTTGAAAACTAAATTTTCCAGCATCTATAGTCGCTCCAATACCGCGTGTACCAAAGCCGCCTGATCCTGTCCAAGTGCCACTGTTGAATGTCCCAGAACCAGAAGGTACGGCCCTCATATTCACTTTGAACGAGTGATAAAAAAGGGCGTCAATACTGGTTCTCAAAGCGCCCCAGAACAACTCGCTGATAGTCTGGTAATACCGCTGACACAAAGCCAACTCAGTGCCATACGGCCGCACCTCAAACGGTGTGGCCACGCGGCCAGCCTCCAGCTGCGCACCAGTGATGAACAGAGTCTGCCCAGCACCCAGTGCGCCACTGCGGATGGTCACCTGCAGGCCAGTGCTCGCAGCAGCAGGGATGTCGATCACAGCCTGATAGGTGTTGCTGGTGCCGCTGATCGTCCACGAACCCGAGGCGATAGACGTCAGGCCAGAGAAGTTGTCGTTGGCGTTGGCGCGGTAGACCTCCCAACTCAACGTGGTGATGCTGGCCGAGTACGCCCTGATCGATAGGGTGGCAGGGCCGCCAACCAGGTCGGCCATGTTCTGCCGCTCGATGCGCTGGCTTGCCGTGTGGTTGGTGACACCGGCCGCACCAGTCAGCGCCAGGCCAGTCTGAAAGCCAAAGCCAGCGGGCCATGCAGACTGCTGCGCAGATCCGCTGGCACCAGCGGTCTGCATCAGCCAGCGGTCGACACCATAGGCTGCAGTGGTGGTGACCGTGTGGCTCGCTCCAGCATTCCTCTGGTCGACGCGGAAGTCGCCGTTGATCAGCTTGTTGCGCGAGCTCAACGAGCCACCGTCATACGCTGCGCCCAGTTCTGCTAGTTCTCTAGATCGTCCCATCATGGACTCCTTTCGATGTTCTGAAAGGCCCAGACGG